AGGTGTCCCAGCAGTTCCAGCAGGCGCAGCAGCTCACGCGTGAACACGCGTGGCTGATGCAGATGGCGGAGCAGCTGGAGCTGTACCAGAAGGCCGACTGGGATGCGCTGTACCAGCGCGACCCGACAGAGGCCAGCCGCCTGCAGGCCCAGTGGCGCCAGACCGAGGCCCAGGCCACGCAGCTGGCCCACAGCCTGCAGGCGGCGGTGCAGCAGCAGGAGCAGATGGCGGTGCAGCGGCACGAGCAGGCATCGCAGCAGGCCCTGGTGGCCTTGCAGGCGGCGGTGCCCGGCTTTGGCCGGGACCACCTGATGGCAATGCGCCACACCGGCCTGGCCCACGGGTTCACCGAGGCCGAGCTGTCCCAGGTGTCCGACGCACGCACCCTGAAGGTGCTGCTTGAGGCCGCCCAGTGGCGCGCGCTGCAGGCGCGCAGGCCTGGCGTCCAGCAACAAGTGCGGGCAGCACCGCCCAAGGCTTCCAAGCCTGGTGCTGCCGGCGTTCCTCCCTCCAAGATCGACGCGGCCTGGAAGCAGCTCAATGCCCGCCGCGACGTGAATTCATTGGCCGCCTTGCTGGCGGCGCAGGAGTAAATATGGCTCAACAAACGAATACCTTTGCCACTTTCAATGCCGTGGGCAACCGCGAGGAACTGGCGGATGCGATCTACCGCATCTCGCCCGAAGAGACGCCCTTTGTGTCGTCCATCGGCAAGGACAAGTGCAGCTCGGTCAGCCCGGAGTGGCAGACCGATGCGCTGTCTGCCGCCGTGAACAACAAGGTGGAGCAGGGCAACAACGCCGCGGTGAAGGCGATCACGCCTTCGGTGCGCGTGGGCAACCGCACCCAGATCTCCGAAAAGACCTTCGGCGTGACGGGCACCCAGGAAGTGGTGGACAAGGCGGGCCGCAAGTCCGAGAAGGCCTACCAGGAGGCCAAGAAGATCCTGGAGCTCAAGCGCGACATCGAATTCGCCGCCATCAACAACGGCACGGCGGTGGCCGCCGCCGAAGGTGTGGCGCCCCAGGCGCGCGGCCTGTCGGGCTGGCTCAAGACCAACAGCCTGCAGGGGGCGACCGGTGCGGCCCCCGACCCCATTGCCAACACCGCGCCCACGGACGGCACGCTGCGCACCTTCACCGAGGCGCTGCTGAAGCAGGCCATGCAAAAGGCCTGGGAAGAGGGCGGCAACCCCAGTCTGCTGTTTGTGCCTTCGGCGCTGCGGGCCACGGTGTCGGCCTTTACCGGCGCGGCCACCAAGTTCGAGAAGGTGGAGAGCAAGACCACCACGGCGACGGTGGAGGTGTATGTGGGTGACTTTGGCCGCCTGAAGATTGTGAACAGCCGCTACAACCGCGCACGCGATGTGTTCGGGATCGAGCCGGAACGCTTCAAGCTGCTGCGCCTGCGCGGGGTGAAGACCACGCCGCTGGCCAAGACCGGCGATGCCGAGAACTACATGGTCAACACCGAATGGACGCTCAAGTGCGAGCAGGAAGCGGCGAACTTTGCGCTGCGCGACCTGCAGGCCACCTGAGCGCCGTCAACCTTCACACACCGCCCTTCGGGGCGGTTTTTGTTTATGCATTCTCGAATTCTTCAGGCCGCAGCGGGTTCGCGCACGGTGCTGCACTGCCATGGCGACGGCTCCGCCACCCTGCAGAAGGTGGACGACGTGAGCGATGCCGTGGAGCGCGCCCAGGCGCTGGACCGCCAGGGCGCCCACACCACGCGCATGGGGGACAAGCATGCGGCGTCCATCCCGATTCCGGTGCTGACGCAGTGGGCGGCGCAGCGCGGCAAGACCTTTGCCGACTGCATGCAGGATGACGCACTGCTCAAGCAGTTTCTGCAGGACCCGGACAACCGGGTGTTCCGGATCTGGAAGGGGGCGCTATGACGCTGGTGGTTCCTGTTGCGGCTTCGCCCAGTGCGGCGGCGGTCGCCAACTTCGCTGGCCTGTCCGCCTCGGTGGCGCGCTGGCTCAACCGCACGGACCTGGGGAGCGTGATTCCGGACTTTGTCCGCATGGCGGAGGCTGAGTTCTCCCGCGACACGCGGCTGCGTTCGTCGTTCCAGCTGGTGGACACCAGCGGCTACACGCCGGCCGGGGAGATTCCGCTGCCGGTGGACATGCTGGAGCTGCGCGAGCTGAGCGCAGCGGGCGTGGTGCTGCGCGAGCTGCCCTATGAGGACTGGCGCCAGCGCAGCGACGGCCCGTACTTTGCCCGGGTGGGCGAGGTGGCGCACCTCACCGGCAAGCCGGCCACGGCCTATGGCCTGAAGTACCTGCAGAAGCTGCCGGCGCTGGTGTTCCAGTCCGATAGCAACTGGCTGCTGCGCGAGCACTACGACGTGTACCTGTGGAAGTGCTGCGAGATGGGCAGCGCCTGGATGCGCGACCCGGAGGCGGTGGCCAGCTACAGCGCCAAGTACGAGGGGGCCGTGCAGCAGCTGCTGTCGGCCCACAACGCGCACCGCTGGGCCGGTGCATCAGTGGCCGTAATGGCCCCGGGGGTGGTATGAACAAAGTGCTGGGTTTTGCCCCGGATGCCGATCCGACCACGCCGGGCCTGCTGCTGGATTGCGAGAACCTGCTGCCGTCCGAGCTGGGCATGCGCCCCGGACCGGCCGTAGCGCCGGTGGGTGTGGCTGCGCTGACCGAGGATGTGCGCGGCGCGCTGGCGGCCATTGACCTGAGCGGCAACCGTCTGGCCATCTGCGGCACGACGCAACGGCTGTACAGCCTGGCGGGCAGTGCCTGGGCCGATGTGTCCGGCGACGGTGCGCCGTTTGCCCTGGGCCAGGACGAGCGCTGGAGCCTGGCGCAGTTTGCCAACAGCACGGTGGCGAGCTGCCGGTCCATGGGCATGCGCATGGCCACGGGCGGGCCGTTTGCGCCCATTGCGGGCGCGCCCAAGGCCAAGATTCTGGCCAGTCTGAAGGGCTTTGTGATGGCCTTCAACACCCAGGATGCCACCTACGGCGACAGCCCGGACCGGTGGTGGTGTTCGGCCTCGCTGAACGCGCAGGACTGGGTGCCCAATGTGGCCACCTTGTGCACCACGGGGCGCCTGGTGGAATCTGGCGGCGAGATCACGGCCGCGCACCGGCTGGGCGACGACATCATTGTCTACAAGCGCCGCAGCACGTTTGTGGGGCGCTTCACCGGGCCGGCCGAGGTGTGGAATTTCACCCAGGTGGATTCGGATGTGGGCTGCGTGGGCATGGATGCCGTGTGCGATACCGGCAAGGCGCATTACTTCATTGGCGACGATGACCTGTATGTCTTTGACGGCGTGCAGGTGCAGCCGATTGGCCGGGGCATGCTGCGCGACTGGTTTGTGGAGGTGCGCGACCCCAAGCAGATGCACAAGTCGCAGGCCTTCTGGGACAAGCAGAACCAGCTGGCCTGGTTTTTCTTCCCCTCGGTCAAAGGCGGGGGGGAGCTGGATTACGGCCTGGTCTACCACCCGGGCACCAACAAGTGGGGCCGCGCCAACCATGCCATCCGCGCACTGGTGCGGTATGCATCGCCGGCGGCCACCTACGACGGTGGATCGGAGCTGGTCACCAGCTACGACAGCGGCCCGGCGATCGACTTTGACAGCCCGTTCTGGGTGGAGGCCCAGGAGCTGATGGCGGGGTTTGACACCCGCAACCGGCTGGTGACGTTTGCCGGTGCGCCGGACGCCAGCAGCCTGACCACCGGCGATGTGGGCGATGACGACCAGATGACCCTGTGCGACCGGCTGGTGCTGCGCTTCAAGAAGGCGCCGGCAGCGGCGGCCGCGACCGGGTTCACCAAGGACGACGGTGGCCAGGAGGCGCGGCAGGCGTCTGCGGCGATCCGTGACGATGCGGCTTTCGACTTGCGCCAGCGCGGGCGCTGGCATGCGTTCCGTGTGGACTGCCAGGGCGACTATGCGCTGATCGGCTTTGCGCCACGGCTCAAACCAGCGGGGTTCCGATGAGATTGCAGACCGACAACTACCGTTTTGGCAGCGATCTGCCGGCCCTGGTGAAGACGCTGGCGCAGATCTTTCCGCGCTTTGCGGTGCAGCTGAACCACCTGTCCGAAGGGCGCATCTGCGGCAGCCACAACGCGGCCGAGGCGCCGCCGGCCACCGGCCTCTACCAGGCGGGCGACTACCTGCGCAACAGCGCGCCGGCGGTGCTGGGCGCGGCCGGCGGCCGCTATGTGACCAAGGGCTGGATCTGTGTGCACAGCGGCGAGCCCGGGACCTGGGTGGAAGACCGGGGCCTGACCGGGGAGTGAGGGGCATATGAACTACCAATTGCACATTGTGCCGGCGGCCTTTGTGGGCCGGGCCTGGGCCGATGGTGCCCACCAGCTGGGGCGGGCCTGCGCGACTTCGGGCGGGGAGATCACGGGTGAGCAGCTGAAGCTGCTGCTGTCACGCGGCGAGCGCGACCTGATCCGCATTGACCTGGACGGCCAGGCCGTGGGCTGGGCCGTGACCCGCATTGACCAGCTGCCCAACGTGCGCGCGCTGCATGTGTGCGAGCTGTACGCGCCGGGCGGCCACTGGCTGGCCTGCAGCGCGCAGCTGGCCGCCATGGCCCGGGCCAACGGCTGCACGGAGCTGCGCTGCAGCGCCGGGCCCGCCCAACAACGCCTGTACCAGCGGCATCTGCCCTGGGAACCGATTTACACAACCATGAGGATGCCTTTATGAACCCGTTTCATGAGAAAGCCCGTGCCCAGGGCCGGCTGCGGCCCGCCAAGGGGGGCGGCGGCAGCAGCACATCGAACTCCAGCATTCAGTACCCCGACGAGATCAAGCCCCTGCTGTCCAACGTGGCGCAGCTGAGCACGGACATCTACAACAAGGGCTGGCAGGGCTATGACGGCCAGCGCTACAGCGAGCTGAACGACACCCAGCAGCAGGCGCTGCAGGGCATGCAGGAGCGCGCGGGCGGCGGATCGGAGCTGTGGAAGCAGGCCCAGTCCGGCCTGCAGCAGATGATGGGCGACCAGCAGAACCCGTACCTGGACCAGCAGGTGGCCAATGCGCAAAAAAGCGTGGTGGACAGCTACAACCTGACGGCCAAGCCGCAGATGGAGTCGGCCATGGTGGGGTCGGGGTCGTTCGGCAATTCGGGCCTGCAGCAGATGCAGCAGCAAAGCCAGAGCCAGCTGCAGCAGAACCTGGGCAATGTGGCGACCGAGATGTACGGCAACGCCTACAACACCAACCAGGCCAACAAGCTGTCGGCACTGGGTATGGCGCAGGGCTTTGCCAACCAGGACTACACCGACCTGAACCAGATGCTGAACGCCGGCAATGCCTACCAGGACCAGGCGCAGAACAACGCCGACTTCAACTACGAGCAGTGGCAGCAGCAGCAGGATGACCCCTACAAGAAGCTGCAGGCCATGACGGGGGTGATGTCCGGCACCGCGGGCAGCAGCACCACCACCAAGCAAAGCGGCGGGGGCAAGTGATGTTCTGGATACCGATGGCGATCGGGGCGGTGGCCGGGGCCCTGTCAAACAAGGACAACCCGCTGAAGGGCGCTGCGATTGGCGGCACCCTGGGGGCGGTCACCGGTGGTCTGGGCGGGGCGGCGGCTGGCGGCCTGGGTGGTGCCAGTGCCAGTACGGCCATCACCAGCGCGGCAGCGCCGACGGTGGCTGGCACCACGACGGTCAGCGGCGCGATATCGGGTGCGGCTGCGGGGTCGGGTTCCGGCCTGGGGCTGTCCATGGCGGGGGCCGGGGCCTCCAACCTGGCTGCCATGGGTGGTGGGCAGGGTCTGCTGGCCAGCCAGGGGCTGGCGGCATCCGGCATGGGGGGCGGCCAGGGCCTGCTGGCCGGTGGTGTGGGCGCAGGCTACGCCAGCGGGGCGGGGAGCGGCTTGCTGTCCGCATCGAACCTGAGAACGGCGAACGACCTGGCCATGCTGGCGCAGACAACCGGGGTGCTGGGCAGCAACCCGGCGCCGCCCCAGGCCCAGTCTGCGGGCATTCCTGCGCGGCAGGCGGATTTCTCCGGCCTGCTGGCCGCGGGCAAGGGCCAGCAACGGTCCGGCGCGGAACGGCTGATCGCGCAGCGCGCGGCACGAAGGGGGTAAGGCATGGGGATTCTGGATTTTGAACTGTTCAACGCGAGGCACATGGCCCAGCAGGCCTTGAAGAGCCCGGACCAGATGCTGCTGGGCGCAGCCGACCCGCTGGGCGCCAAGGTCTGGAGCGGCATCACGGGCAAGGACTACGAGCCCATCGTGAACCAGTGGGGCGGCGCTTCGGACGGCGCCTACGAGGCTGCGGAGGCCACAGGCATCAACACCGGATCGGCCAGGGGCGCCCACCAGGTGGCACAGACCATTGCGGGCATTTTTGCCGGTGGTGCGCTGGGCGGGGCCATGGGCGGCGGCGCCGGGGCCACGTCCGGCGGAACGGCCGCTTCGGGCGCGGGCGGGTTGGCTGTGGATGCGGGCTATCTGGGGGGCGCCAGCAGCATGGGCAGCATGCCGGCAGGGCTGTCGGTGGGGGCAGGGTATTCCGGCGCGGCGGCTGGCGGTGGCAGCGGCGGGCTGCTGTCATCGTCCAACCTCAAGTCTGCGAACGACCTGGCCAGCCTGGCGGCCAGAACCGGGGTGCTGGGCAGCAACCCGGCGCCGCCCCAGGCCCAGTCTGCCGGCATTCCTGCGCGGCAGGCGGATTTCACGGGCCTGCTGTCGGCAGGCCGCTCCAATCAACTTTCCGGCGCTGAAAAGCTGATGGCACAGCGCGCGGCACGACGGGGGTAAGCAATGGACAACCAAGCAAGCTACGAGGCCATGCAACAGGCCTGGGGGCAACAAGAACCGAGCGGCCTGATGGGGCTGCTGAATTCACCCATGGGCCAGGCCCTGCTGGGAGCGGGCCTGGGCGCGCTGTCCAGCTCGGGCTCCACGGCGCAGGCCATCGGCCGCGGCGGGCTGCTGGGTCTGTCTGCCTTTTCGCAGGCTCAGGACAAGCAGGAGAACCGGCTGCTGCAGATGGCCCAGGCCAAGATGCGGGAGGAGGCGTTGGCGAGCCTGAGCCCCCGCGAGGGGGGCGGCTACACGGGAGATATCTCGAAGCTGCTGAGGTTTATGACGCCCGACCAAGTGCAGTCCACCTTCAACCTGGGCCGCAACAAGCTCCACCAGATGCAGGAGGTGACCCAGCCCGATGGGGCCAAGCGCATCTTGGCGATCGACGACTACGGCGATACCCGGGATACGGGGCTGATGCAGGCGCCGGAGATCACGAAGCAGGACCTGGGTGGCCGGGTGGTGGGCTTGAATGCGCACACAGGCGCGCAGGCTTGGGGCATGGATAAGACGCCGACATTCGCCGAGCACGAGACCGCGCGCCACAACCGGGCGAATGAACGTGTCCAGTACGGCCAAGCTGTAACACCGGGCGGGCAAGGTGCTGGTGCTGCAACTCAGCCTCAGCCGTACTCACCGCCGTCGACACAGCCGCAGTCACGGCTGGGACTGTCGCTCCCGCATGACTTCTATCAGGACCCGCGTGGTTGGAACATTCAGAAAGTGAATTGATATGGCGACATACCGCATTACAGGCCCTGATGGGCAGCAATATGACATCACTGCGCCGGACGATGCCACCGGGGAGCAGGTGATAGCGCGTTTCCAGCAGCAAAATGGCGGGGCAAATACCGCCAATGTGCCCAATCCGCCCAAGGTGCCCAGGGAAAAAACCAATCAGATCGCCGCTCTGGCAGCAGGGGTGGGGGGAGGCGTTGGTCAGGCGGCCATGGGCCTGCAGGATCTTGCTGGCATGGGGATTGGGTGGGCGGGCGATTTGTTTGCACCTGCGCGCACGCCGTCGTCGCTGAGTGGCGGCCAAGGGGCACCAAACTGGGCGCAAAGGGCGGGCAAGTGGCTGGTGGACGACGCCGAGTATGGCCGCAAAAAGCTGGCTGCCGAGTTGGCCCCGTACAAGGAAGACCATGCCATGACGACAGCAGGCGGAGAAATGCTGGGGAATGCCCTGGCCACCCTGCCTGTGGGCGGCGTTCTCGGCAAAGCGGTGCAGGTCGGTGGCAATGCGTTTAAGGCGGGCAAGTTTGTCTCACCCCTGGCCGAAGCCCTTTCCAGTGGCGGCATGCGGGCGAGTGGTCTTTCGACCATCCCGGGGATGGCGGTGCGCGCTACGGGTGGTGCGATTTCTGGCGGGGCATCCAGCTGGCTGGTGGATCCTGAGAGTGGGGTTTCAGGCGCTTTGTTTGGTGCCGCATTGCCGGTAGCCGCACCGGCTGCCGCGCTGGCAGCACGGGTGTTGCCCAAACATGTGCTGGGGATGACCACCGGCACGAGTGCCGAGACCATAGGTGCAGCATTCAATGCAGGGAAAAACAAAGCGGAATATTTTCTTGACAGTATGCGCGGGGTGGCGCCAATCAATGAGGCGGTGAATAATGCAAAAAATGGAGTTATGAATCTCCAAAATATTCGTGAAAAACTGTATCGAAATGGTGGGTATGATATTTCACCTGATAAATCGGTGCTCAATTTTGGAGCGATTGATGATGCTTTGGAGAAGACTTTTTCTGAAATTAACTATAAAGGAGCGTCGCTTGGCGAAAATTCTGAAAAGACGTTTGGCAAGTTAAAAGAAGCAGCCTCGCAATGGCGTCATAGTGATCCTAATAGTTTTCACACGCCCGAAGGTATTGACGCATTGATGCGCAAGATTAAAGATATACAACATACACAATCTGGAGAGTCAGTGCACGATGTAGCTGGTTCTTTTTACAATAAGGTGAAGAACGTTTTAGAAGAACAGGCGCCCGTATACAGTAGCTTGATGAGAGATTTCGACAGAGTTATTGAAAAAACGAATGACATCGCTAAACTACGGTCTTCTGGAGGAAATAAAGCGGAGGTAACCAAAGAATTACAAGCGTTGCTAAAGAAAAATGTGCCGATGGAGCGTGGGAATACTGTCAGCGCGGCCCAGTTGCTGAATTCGAACGAAAAACGGGATCTTGTTTCTGCCATTGCAGGTCAGGGGCTCAGCTCATGGGGCCTTAAAGGCAAGACTCCTAGTGTTCTAGAGGTTGCCGGCGTGAATCTACCGGCACTGCTTGGAAATGCTCTGACTGTAGGGGCGACTTCACCGCGACTCGTCGGCGAATTGGCATATGGGGCAGGCCGTGGCGCAAAGGTATTCAACGGATTGCTCACCCAACCAGAAAATCGGCAGGTTGTAGCGGACTGGTTTTTCCGGCCGTTGCCTTCACTGCTAGCAAACAACCCTCTGCATGAGAGATGAACGCCTGTGCGGTGAGGCGGCACACACTGTGTGCGTGTGCGGCCGCCATCACGCCAGGTGATGTTGGTGGCATTGAGGGTTGCGATGGGTAGGACGGCGGAGAAAGCCCCTTCTATTTATCGCAGCGAACGAAGTCCTTGGCGTTGTACAGGTCGACAGCCATTTACAGATCGGCCCACCGCCTGCTTCGTTGGACGCTGGTGCATTGGTTCAACGCCGCCGGGCCTGGGTTGGCACGGCGGCTTGAACCGTTATTCGCCTTCGCGAGGCCAGGGCTTGTAGGCAAAGATCCAGAGGGAAATCCAGTTCAC